TATTAAGAGTATGGAAGCTAAATATGGACAAGATAAAATGATAGATATGTATCCAGGTATTTATATAAATAACTTTGGAACATCACAACAAAACCAAGTTGAGTTAAATATACAAAGAGTTAATGAATTATTAAATGATGGTGCTTTTTATTTTATTAGAGAACCTGGAGATGTATATAGTTATAATTTAAATCCTAATAAAATTTATTCTAATAGTTATGAAATGTCTATGGATATAGATGATCCACAATTTTTGCGTGTTAATGATGTAATGACAACAAATGATGGACAAATTTTTTCAAAGAAAATTATAGTTACTGATGCTGTTAATGATTATTTAAAAGATAATAAATTTATAGATTTTTTTGAAAGAAGTGGTTTAGATAGAAAATATGCTGAAAATTTTTTATATGCACTTTTATATCCAGGCACTTATGGAATTACAAATAGAGATGACTTATTAGATTATTTAGATCAGAACAAAATAGATATAGATATGTTTAAATGAGTAATGTTGTTTTAAAAGGTTTTAGTAAAAAAATAATACCTAATGAATTAGATATACCTGAAAGTTCATTAGAGAATTTTTTTAGAAATCCAAAGTCTGAACAATTTAGAAGAGGTGTATTAGATGAAAACTCAGTTGCACTAACATTTGCAACAACTATGGAAAAAACACAAAAGTTTAAAAAAGATCCAACATATGATTTTTTATATGATGAACAATTAAAACCATACATAGATAATATAGATTATTTTAGAAACTCAGGTAGTAGATTAGAAACTAAATATTTAATTAATGAGCTAAGAGAACAATCAGAAATGATTGCTACAAATCCTGGTGCTTATTTTATAGGTAGACTTACTGGAGGTATATTAGATCCTGTTACATATGCAGCTTTTAATATGAAAGCATTTAGAACAGCAAGTGGTGCTTACAATTTAAAAAGGATTACTGCAATAGCTACTGCTGAAGAATTATATAAACAAACAATAAATGCAAATAGAGAAACAGAGTTAGCATATTTTGTACCAGTAGGTACTGCAATAGTTACAGGGTTAGTTAATACTATAGGTAGATTAAAAAGTTTTGAAGGTGGTGAAGCTGTTGGTAAATATAACAAACAGCAATTATTATTAGATGGAAGAGAAGAAGTTGTTGCAAGAGCAAAACAAAATAATGGTGAATTATTAGATAATAGAATACTTGATCCTGAAAATAGAATAGGTCCAAAAGGAGTAGGTGCAAATGCTACAAATACTGGTGGTGCTAGATCCTATAATGATGATTTATATGATGAAGCTATAGCAAACACTCTTACTGGTTTAGAAAAAACAAATGCAACACCTATGTTTAGATTATTAAAATCTCCTATTTTGCAAGTAAGAGAATTAGCTACAGATTTATTAGATACAAAACTTTTACAAAATAAAAATAAATTAAATACAGGATTTACAACTAAATCAATAGAAGCAAATGTAGCAAGAAAATATATTTATGTAGAAGAAGCAAGACTAAGTGTGAAAGGTGGTTATAAAGATTATTTAAAAAGATTATATCAAGAAAATAATCTTGGTCAGGATGCAAGATTTAAGAAAACAGAAATGAGATTTAAAGGTATCAAATATATTTCTGAAAGAGAATTTCAAAGAAGGGTGTCATATAGATTAGTAAATAAAGATTTTAAAGATCCATTACCTGAAGTAAATAAAGCTGCAAGTTATTTAAGAACAAATTTTTTTACTAGAATTGGTAGAGAAGCAGATGCAGAAGAATTATTTAGTATTTACTCTAAAGTTATTATAGCTGGTTTAAAAAGGACTAGAGATAAAATGAAAAGGGAAAATAAAAAAACTACTGAATCAAATGGTGTAACTAAAACATTAGCAGAGATAGAAGCAAGATTAGCAGATGAAGAAGCAAGGCTTGTAAATATAAATGCTACTGGTCCACTTAGAGAAGATTACTTACCTAGATATTGGAAAAGAGATTTAATTAGAAACAAAAAAAAAGATTTTAAGAATGATTTAAGAATAGCTTTAAATAATAAAGGTATATCTGTAACTGCTAAAGAATTAGATGAAATGGTAGATGATATAGCTACAAGCACACCATTTAACAAATTACCTAGAGATGCTATTAGACCAGATGAAACATTTGATTTATCATTTGCATTTCAACCATCAGGTGTATCAAAACATTTAAAAAATAGATTAATGATACTAGATGATGCTTATCTTATGCAAAGAGGATGGATGGAAGATAATATAAATATTATTACTAAACAATATTTTAACTCAATTATGCCTGATATTGAAATATCTAAAGTATTTGGTGATGTTGCTATGATGGGATTAAAAGGTCCAAATACTGGTTATAGACCAAGTATACCACAAATAGCTTTAGAATGGGATGCTTATATAAATAAAATGGCACCAGCTGGTACAAGACCTAAGTTAAGACAAAAATTATTACAAAAAAAAGAAGATGATATTAGAGATATAGAAGCAAGTAGAGATCTTATAAGAGGCACTTATGGACTTACTGATAATCCAGAATCAGGATTACAATCAGGTATTAGAACAACAAAGAATATACAAAACATGATTTTTTTATCTGGTTTTTTATCTGCTGCTCCAGACATGGCAAGATTAATTATGCAAAATGGAATTAAAAAAGGTTTTGGTCAAACTTTTGAAATATTTGCAAATCAAGCTAATAGAGAAATATTAAAAATGTCAAAGAAAGAAGCAAACCTTGTAGGAGAAGCATTAGATCTGGCTATTGCTGGTAGAGCAAACACAATAGGTAATGTTGATGAAATGATATATGGATTAAATAGTGTAGAAAGAGCTACAGGAGCTGCAAACTCTTTTTACTTTACATTTATAAATTTAATGAATGTTTGGAATACAGGCATGAAAACAGCATCTTCTTATATTGGTAGTACAAAAATTTTAACATTTGCAGAAGAAGCTACTAGAGGAACTATATCAAAAAAGAATATGGCTAAATTACTAAATGGTAGTATTGATAAATCAATGGCTAAAAGAATAGTAGAACAATATAAAAAATATGGTTTAGGTGTTGGTGGTGCAGAAAGAGGAGATTTAAAATATAGTAAAGTAGCAAGATCTGATTTATGGGATGATAGAGAAGCAGCAGAAGCATTCGGTAATGCACTTCGTAAAGAAATAAGAACAACAATTATAACACCAGATAAAGGTGATGTACCATTATGGATGAATAGACCAGTAGGAAGTTTACTATCACAGTTTAAGAAATTTGGTATGGCAGCTACACAAGCTGTTATGATGCGAGGTTTACAAGAAAGAGATCAAAATTTCTTTATAGGTTTGATGTTTTTAGTAGGTATGGGTGCTATGGTAGATGCAGTAAGACAAAGAGCTTTTGATAGAGATTATTCTAAAAAGAAAACTGGAGATAAAATAGCTAGTGCTTTAGATAGATCAGGAGCAATAGGTATATTTAGTGATTTAAATAGAATGTTAGAAGTTATGTCAGATAATGAATTAGGTATAGCTCCAGCATTAGGAGCTGGTAAACCATATAATGCAACAAATAGGCAAAAACTAGGATTAGTTGGACCTTCGGGATCACTAGCCTACAATTTATATGAAATAATGTTAGATACAGGAAGTGGTAATTATGATTATACTACAGCTAGAGCAATAAGAAGATCTTTACCTTTGCAGAATATATGGTATTTAGATAGTTTATTTGATAAATTTGAGAAAAGTATAAGATAAATGGCATTAGCAATATCAGACACATCCCCTAGAATACAGTATACAGCTACTGGTGGGCAGACATCATTTACAGTACCCTTTGAGTTTTTTGCTGATTCCGATCTTACAGTCATTAAAACAGCTGCATCTAATGGTGCAGATACTACCCTTACACTTACAGCTAGTCCATCATCTGCTACTCAGTACTCTGTTACTGGTGCTGGTGTATCAGGTGGTGGATCTATTACACTTGGTAGTGGTGCTACTGTTAATGATAAATATACTATATCTAGAAACTTAGCTGTATCTAGAACATCTGACTTTCCTGTATCTGGTACATTTCCTATAGAAACACTTAATACTGAACTAGACAAAATTATTGCTATGATTCAGCAAAATGAGAGAGATATATTATTTTCTCCAAAAGCTAAGATATCTACATCAACTGCATTTAACCTGACATTCCCTGAATTAGTCGCTAATAAAATACTATCTGTAAACAGTTCTGGTAATGCTTTAGAGTTTTCACAATCAATTACAGATGTATCTACTGTTGCTGGTATTGCATCAGATATTACTACAGTTAGTGGTATAGCAAGTAATGTAACTACTGTAGCTGGTATATCTAGTGATGTAAGTAGTGTAGCTGCTGATGCTACTGATATTGGAACTGTTGCTGGTAAAGCTACAGAGATAGGTAGACTAGGTACATCAGACGCTGTAGCAGATATGGCTATCTTAGGAACTACTGATGTAGTTTCCGATATGAATACACTTGCAAGTTCTGCAACTGTAACTGCTATGAACTTACTAGGAACTTCTGATGTGGTATCAGATATGAAT